GGTGGGCTGGTTGGATTTGGCCCTTCTGGAAAATAAGGGTTAGGTGTATATATTGGATATGTAGTAGGTATTGTAGTTTCTTCTTTTAGTAGAACTACAGCTTCTTCAGCAGTAATTTGCTTTTTATCTAATAACCTTTGTACGATACTTGCCCTTGTCATTTTTAAGTGTGTTTGTAATTTATACTCTAATTCTAACTAAAGTTTCTTTTTATAGTCAGATAGCCATGCACATTTTTCATATTCTTCATAGAATTCAAAGTGGTCAATCATACTATCGATTTGATCTGGATCTGGAGTTATTCCGGGTTCTATAAAAAAGATAGGAAATGCATCTGGAACATCTCCACCTCCAAAATGTAGCGTTAGTGCTATGCAAATAGTTTCTATAGTTGCCTGTCCTGTTAAAATTTTAAATGAGTTCTCTATTGATTGTTGATATTCAGTCATATTTAAAATCTATAGGTCAAACCTACTGTTAAGAAAAATCCACCACTTGCTAAAGCTATAGTGTTTGGATTAAATATATTTTGCTGATTTAATTTTTGCTTATGCCATATCATATTAGTACCAGCCATTGTCATCATGCTAATACCTCCTATTACTGCTAATTTTTTCATAATCGTTCCCTGGTCTTGTATATTATTATACCGTTCTTTCCTTGAGTTTTCTTTTTACTTTATCGACGGATTCAAGGATTCCATCTACAAAGGACGCATGGTCTGTAAACCTGCTATCAAATCTAGCTTCTAGTTTATCTAATCTAGAATCTAATTGTCTATTTAATTCATCCAATTCTTTTTGAACTGAATCGTTTGTGTCTTCAAGCCATTCTTCTAAATCATTGACTTGTGCTTGCATATCTGCAATTTTCTGTTGTGACCTAAACATCGCAACGACACCTGCTACTGCAAATACCGTTGTAACACCTAAACCAAAAAATAATAATTCTTGCATAATTTTAGTTTTTATATTTGTTGTTTCGACCAGGGAACAATCATAAAAGAGGACCTGCACTGCCTGTATATTCTGCAGCTTTCATCCTTTGCTCTTCAATCCATGACCAATAGTCATGCCACTTCTTAATTCTTTTTAAAATTCTTTTTATCATATTAATTATCTAATTGATAGTCAGCAGGAGGTAATTCATCTAATAGACTACCTGGTGCTTTTTCTTCATACTTAGCATATTCAAATTCACCTTTAATAAATTCATTAAGTGCCTTGCCTTGAGAATCTGCCATATTAAATTTATCCCATGTATGTGAATCAACTGCTTCATAGACATAAGTTGCCCATTTAAAATTAATGGTTAGTGTTTTATCTGCAAAGTTATATGTTGCAGAATCAATAGTTGAACTCTTATACCGGGATGTTGTGCTAATTATCATAAATAAATTTATGTATTATACACGTTTACGTATAATTTGTTTCTTAATTTCGCCGTTTTGGGTATCATTCCATGCCTCTACTACTAAGTCATAATATTTCTGTGAAGCCCAATTATCATTTGGTCTTGAAGATTTGATTGGAGGCGTATACATATATGCTCCTTTATAGAAAGGTTCTCCATCCTCCTGTTTAGTAACTCCGGCGTTATGATAAATTGCGTTCTTTAACCACATGTGCATTCTATTAGTTGCCCATGTAAAATCTAAATCTTTGTCGCATTCTGTTTCATAACCTTCTTTCCATAGATTCCAAAGTACTGCCCACATATCAGCACACCATATTTGAAGTTCATGCCAATCCGGATTTTCTTTTTTTATCTGATTACATCTTGTAGATATTTTATGAAATAAATTTTCTGAATCTATATAAACTTTTGACCAAAATTTACTATCAATACCTGGCTGTAATAAGTACTGAGCTCCTCCAGAATTATATTCATTAGCCACTACTTCACCTGGATCAATAACCACAATCTTACACATCTCATCAAATAACCCATGGCCTTTAGATTCAATATATTTAGCTCCAATATAACTTACAGTATCTGAAACATAACATGTTTGTTCTGATAATTTTGATAATAAATTAGGAATAGGCTTAGTTAAAGCAATATCACAATCATGATAGAAAATAGAACTATTTACAAGCTCTGGATTTTCTTTCCAATGTTTTTCTAGAAGATGGGGTCTTATTGATGAAATATACTTTACGTCCTTTCTAGTATCTGAATAATATGAAAATTTTACACCATGCTTAGACCACTTTTTATCTACTTTTAAAAAATGAGAGTCATTTACATCATTAGAAACAATATGTACCGAGGATAAATTTACTCCGCATTTTGAGAATGAGAGTATCATAGTATCAATTTGCCATGCATAATAAAATGTAGATGGCTGTGCGCAAACGTAAATCATGTATTATATATTAGCCAAAGAAACCTCCACCTGAGCCCTTAATCTTAATACCCTGAGAAATAAGTGCAGTCTGTAGTTGTTTAACTGCTCTAACAACATCGTCGCTATCACCGCCACCACTAGAACCGCCACCGCCTCTTAATGCGTTAAGAGGATTTAGTTTAGAAATAGCTCCTGTCAATCCACCAGTTGCTTCACTTTGAGCAGCAACACCTTCTTCTACACTACCTTTAAATTCTGATAACATATCTGCTAAGTTTTGAAGAGCCTCTTCAAGTGATTCACCCATTGCTGCAAGTATATCGCCAGGATCTCCACCTTCACCTAGAACTGCAAGTGCTTCGAACATTTTTCTAGATTCTACTAGTTTGTCCATGTCCATTTCATTAATAGCACTAGTAATACCTGGCATAGAATCTTTAGTTTGAACCATTGCATTACCGATAGCTTTCCACATTAACTTCTGATTGTTGTAACCGTTTGCTTCGTCGCCTTCAGCTACTGGTCCTACAAATGCATTAAAGAATGCCCTACCCTGTTCTGCTTTAAAGTTCATAAGTGCATCTGTAATAGATGGAACAGAGTCTCCTAATTTTTCAAATGCCTCACCAACTGCTATTACAAAATTCTTTTTAAAAGTAAGCATCATTGGATCTGACGCCATTGCAGCATCACCTGTAAATACTCCAATAATATCTTGCATTTTACCAGCAAACGCTTTAGAATCCATTTTACCTACAGTCTCTATAATAGTTTTTACAGATTCACCAAGTACTTTATATGGTTCACCAATCATAGTAACAATTTCAATACCTTTTTCAAAGTTAGTAGCACCTTGCCACCAAGATGAAGAACCTTCATTATTTGCACCAATTGTTGTAAGAGTACTTGTTAGAGCCTGGATCAACATTCTAGTATTCTTACCAACCTTTTGTTCTAACCCTTCGGCACTTTCAATTGTATTATAGCCTGTGATATTACCATCTTTATCATAGATAGGGAATTTAAGATCTGCCATTGCCTGTACACCTTTCGCTAAGTTAAGTAGTGGAGTTCCAATACCTGCAACAATTTCGATACCTTTTTCAATAGTGGATTTACCACCCCACCATGAACCGTCATTTGCATCTGGATTACTACCAATTGAAGCGAATGTACCTCCTAATGCACCTACTAACATTTCAGTATTTGTAGTAACTTGTGCTGCAGCTGCTTCATCGAATGTTCTATAGCCTGTTGCTTTGCCTTCAGCATCAAATCCTAGAGGGAATTTAAGTAATGCCATATCTTGAACACCTCCAGCAATATTAGAGAGTGCTTGTCCCATGTTCATTACAGCCTTAATACCTTTCTGTACTGCACCTCCACCCTTTAAGAAGCCCATTAGACCTCCAGGAGAAGGAGAACCAAAGTCAACTATCATCGGACCGTTAGGGCCATTAATAAGCTGTTTACCACCTGCTCCTATTTGAGCAAAAGGAACTGCAAGTGAACCAACCATCATCATTGTGTTAGTGATTACTTTCTTAAATGCATCACCACCAATAGTCTCAAAGCCTGTAGCTTTACCTTCTTTATCAAAACCTGTTGGGAACTTTAAGTTCGCCATATTCTGTACGCCTCCAGCAATATTAGAGAGTGCCGTACCCATTCTAAGTACTGAAGAAATACCCATTGCGACTGGATTACTTCCACCTAAACCGAAGAAACCTCCGGAGCCACCGCCAAATTTAACCTTAGTTTTATTACCATCTGCATCAAGAACTTCCATCTCTTCACCAGCTCCAATTTTCTGGAATGGAACTGCTAACGTACCAATCATTAGAGAAATATCAGCACCTAATTTACCTAGGTCAACTCCTGATGACATTAGTTTAGCAAACTTACCAAGACCTGCACCGATTGTAATAAGTGCAATACCAGCTCCTGTTAGAGCTCCAGCACCTAATAGAATACCAGCTGCAGTCCAAGGCCACATGACCATTCCATCTCCGATTGCGGTTAATATATTAACTAGTCCTGGTTTACCATTGTCTCCAGGTTCTAACATTTTCTTAGATTTATCGTATGCTTTAGACATTATTAGAAGTCCAGCACCAATTGTAATAAGTGCAATACCTGCTATTACTAATGCACCAGCACCTAGTGCAATAAATCCTGCAACTACTGGTATACCAGCTGCTCCAAATACCAGACCTAAACCAGCAACAGTTGCTAGAATAGCTGCTAAATTAGTAAATGGATTATCTCCTAGTGCTTTTGACATGAGCATAACACCAACTCCCATAATTATCAATGCAACACCTCCTATCATTAATGCCATGGCACCACCCATAATTTGAGATTTAAAAATACCTGCAACTCCGAATGCTGCAGCAATAAGACCAATTAATAATAGAGGTACAAATGAATTTGCAACATCTTGACCTCCCATATTTGCCCCTACTACTTTAGTAAAGAATAGAAGTGCAAGACCTACTACGAAAATAGATAATGCTGCGAATGCTAATGCTCTAGCACCACCATAAATTTGTTTATCGAAAATACCAATTAGTCCAAACATTAAACCAACTGCTAGAACTGTGAGACCTATATTAATTAAAACATCTAGAGGTGGAGTAATTATATCAAATAGAGCTAATGCGATACCTAGACCTAGAATAGCACCTGCGGCAAATAATAGACCTTTACCAGCATCCTCTAATTTATCTATAACTCCAAATGAATCTAATAGGTAAAATGCCAATCCAATTGCCCCTACTATAAGTATAGCTCCAAGAGCACCTTTAATAGCAGGACCAATAATAAAACTTGTTAAGGCTAGAACTAATACCATAGCACCTAAACCTAAAGCAACTTTTAACATACCAGCACCCACCTTTTCTATCTGGTCTACTCTTTTCTCAGGGAGAATCATAGTTAATAATGCAAATGCACCAAATATAATCATTGTTGGTATTAGGGCTTTCATAGCAAAAGGAGCTATAAATGATGCCAGGGCTAAAGTACCCATTAATATAAGTATTGATTTACCTACATCTCCAAGCATTTGAACCTTCTCTAATTGTTTCTCGTCTAGTTTTTTAGTAGACATAGAAATTGCCATTGTAAGCGCAAATAATGTAATAGCTATAAGCGGAGAGCCTATTGCTGCAATAATTAAAAGTGGTGTTGCTAATGCAAGATAACCTGCAAATTTAAGGATAGATAGACCTACGTCGCCTAACATGGTTAGACCTCCGACGAGGGCTTCTGTCTTAGCTTTTATTTCATCACCAGTACCTTCTAGATTATTTACTGCATCTACTACAAACTGTAGACCTTTACCAAGTGGTTCCATAGAAGGTGCCACCAATGCAATTGCCATTGCATTTTTAAGACCACCGCCTCCACCATCACCTTCTTGAATAGCAGTAACGGCTTTAGTTAACTCATTAACCTTTTCATATAAATCACCACCAACTGCAACTGCATCAGCACTTTCTCGAGTGTTTTCTGCAACTTGCCCTAAAACGTCGCCTTGATTACCTAGGCGGCTAAAGGCATTTTCTAAAAACTTATTCACTTAGGTCTTGTAGATTTTTTTAAGTACATAGGAACACCACTGTAAAAGTGGTGCTCCTTATTACTATATTATATATCTCTTACATCTTCGGCATTCTTAGCGATGGCGTAGAGAGTTTTGGGGTTTTAGGCATCTTAGGAGTATATTGAGATCTCATTGATGACATCTGCTTACTCTGTTGTTCTTGAGATTCCCCTTGTTTTTTGTTTTTCTCCTTAATGTACTCTGAGAGGTTCTTCACATAATACCAATACTCGTAGTAATACATGTTCTCAATCTCAGAGGGTTGCATTCGGAGATGAATACCCAGATAGAACTTAGTCTTAAAGTAATTCTCCAGCGAGATCTGAAATAATGAAAAGACTTTTGATGCCACCTGGGAAGTCAAGAGGGGCTTTCGCCGACTCTCCATCGAAGGTAGTTTCTAATTCGGTTTGTACACCGATTTTCATTCTTTCAGCTAGTCTGTAGACCACCATAAACTTTTTCTCGTTCCAACCTTTATATTCCATTTCCATGGTGAAAATCTTTTGTAAATTTAAAGATCTCCAATCATCTTGCATATAAGGTAGTACTTGAATAAATGCTTTATCAAAGTCCTGGTCTTTTTCTTGTCTGTCTTTAAGATATTGAGTAATCTCTTGCATGATACCAATTGTTGGTGGTTTCATTTTTAAAGTACCCGCAGACTTAGTTTTAATCACATAAGTTCTTTCTTTTACAGAATAATACTTTTCGATTTGCTCATCAATAACTGAAGGTACTAAATTCTTTACTGATAATTCAATATCGACAGTCTTCTTAGTCTTTTCAGTTTTACCCTTAAGCATTAATTTATTCTCTGGCTCAGGGAAAGAAAGGTCTCTGATAGAAAGTAATAGAATAATTCTATCCTCTTCTAAAATATCTTTGTAAGACATTCGCTTGTCACCAGCATTAAACTGAGAACAGGATTCTACAATAGAGTTTAGTTTATCTTCCATATCGATGTAATTATTTTCATCCATAGTAGAGAAATGTCTAATCTCAGCAGCTTTAGCAGATCTAATTTTAATAACTGTATTTGCTGGATAAAATTTACCTCTAGATGGTAAATCTTCTAAATCCAAAACATGCCATCCTAATACTTCATCTGAAGGTCTAGCTACTTCTGGACCAAAACTGTCCATATTAACTCTACCTAAACCAGTTTTGTCTACAGCTGCTGTCATAGCATCAGCTTTATCAGACGTATCTGTATCAGACGTGTTAGCGTTAGCTTTGTCTTTTGCATCAAGAGCTCTGGCTGCTGCAGCTTCTCGCTCTTGGTCCATTTTGTTTAATTCGTCACTCATATTATTTGTCTTTTAGGTTTTTAAGTGTTTGTTTAATTATTGATTTCTGTTCTACGCTTCTTTTAGATAACTCATCTTGTATTAAATTTCTAATAAAAGCGCTTACAGATATTGGTCGTTGCTCTTGCTCAAGCGCGTCATTTAAAATGACTCGATTGACTTCGCGTACCTCACCTTCAGTTAAAAGTACCTGAAGCTTTTTTGTTAGTTTGTCACTCATAATCTGTTATTAACTGAATATTATATTATATTTTCTTTGGTTAAAAAAAGAAGGCGTATAAACACCTTCTTTTTTGTTAATTAAATTAAATTATTAATTTAGTTCTTCATTCCAAACATCTGCTCTCCAGGTAACTTCTAATGTAGCTGCATCTGCAGTTTCATAGTTTAATTCACCTGTAAATCCAAGCCCGGAGGTCATGAAACAATCATCAAGAGTTACTTTTCTGTAAATATCTCCTTCTCTGTTAAACTGTACGATAACAATTGTACCAACATAATTCTTCTTAAGACCCATTTCGCCAGTCTCTGGATTATATTGTTTTCTGTACCATTCTCTCATAGACTTGTAAATGTAAGCCTCGTTTGAGTCGTTTAAGTTTAGTGAGAAGTTAACAGTTACGTCAACAGCAGTTCCATCAGGCATTCCAGCGTAAGATCTAGTTGAGAACTTATACTTTTGCTCGATAGCTGCTACCTCTCTATGAAGTGTTTCCAAACCTGCGATTGAATTAATGTGTTGTAAGAATAGTTCCTGTCCTGACACTCCATCCGGTGGTAAAATAGTTACCTCGAATAGGTTCGCCTGTACTGGTTCAAAGTTCTTACCTTTTCTACTAGTTTGGTCTTCTGAATAATGTGGTAAAGCCATATCGTTTATTTTCTTTATTTAGTTTATATATTCTCTTTTTTTACGCAAAGTTTCCGGATGCAATATCTCCTGTATTAAGTACTGTTACTCTTGATACTAGAATCTCTAATCCTTTAACTGGTTCAACGAACGTATCTAAGATACCCATGTTGTTATCGATAACTTCAGTTGTGTTATTAGTAGTGTCCATGATGTTTCTGTAATCATATACACCACCGTCTTTCTTAACTGACTCCATGAAGTTGTCTGCCAATGTTTTGATTTCTAATCTAGTCTGAGCACTATTGAACTCAAATAAGTAGTTCTTAAGGATTTCTGCTAGTCCATCTTCAATGAAGATTAATACTTCTCTCACGTGAGCTGAAGAAAGAGCTGACTGAATTCCTTGTTGTGCAGTCTTGTTTCCTTTGATTGTTAAACCTACGCCTCTTTCGAATACAATTGGGTTGTAACCAAATGGTTCAAGTACATCTCTGTCATTCTTGTCGAACGCAAATTCTAATGACTGTACTCCAGTTCCACCAACAACACCTCTTCTTGGGCCTGCAATGATTGACCATGGCAGAGCGTCAGAGAATTTGTCAATGTAGTTATTTGAAATATAAGCAGCTGGTGGAATCACCTTAGTTCTACCGTTTTCAATAACATTTAAACCTGGACCGTAATAGAATCCGTAAGTTGCTCCTTCGTTAATTGAAGGTAAAGTATACAATGCGCTTGGGTTTAAGTTTAAGTTACCACCTGTAGCTACATTATTAAGATCTAATGCTCCAGTAATTTCATTTAAGAATGATGGATTAGTTGAAGCTTTTAATTCTTTAATCATTGGTGCGTTAAGAATTGCAGAAGCATTTTGTCTTTCTTTACATAAGAAAGTTAATTCTTCTTTATTCAAGATACCACCGTTTTCTAAAGAACCAAATGTATCAATAACATATCTGAAAGTAATATTGTCTTTATCTACTAAAGCGTTACCTAAACCAGTACCTGGCTTAATAGCTGTTAATAAATCAGCAATTTTCTTATCTGTTTGAGATGCTCCATCTAATGGGAACATTTTGTAAACACCTGCAGCGTCTTCATATCTTCTAAGAGCATAAGTTGGTTGTACTGTTACAGGTCTATGTGTAGTAAACTCATAACTTGTAGTAGCACCAGAAACTTTCTTAACGATCTTCTTAATTCTAGATAGTTTTCCGCCATCACCTGGTACATACATACCTACTTTAATAACTACGTTTCCTAGTTCATCTTTTGTGAATGTATCGTCAATTACGTTATCTTTATGGAACTTAAATACACCAGCACCCATATCTAAGAATGAGAATGATGGATCAAATGCAACCGCTCTAGCGTTTAATTCTATATTATTAATTGAGAAGTTATCATTAACTGCTATTTTCTTTCCGAAAATTTGACCAACGCCAGCTCCTAAGATTGTTCCGTTTCCTGCTATTGTAGATGAGAATCCTAATGAACCTGCTGGAGCTACCATATAGGCGTTTCCAAATAGAGGGTCAGTATCTGTATAATTATCATCAATAGCACCTATACCTACATATTCACCAGCATTTTCTGATAATAAGTATGTTATAGGTCCGTTAGCACCTGCAGCTAATAATGTATCACCAACCGCACTAGGTGCCTCAGAGAAAATTAAGTTTCCATCTTCAACTTTAACTAATACGTCATTAGCCCATGTTGCAGGTGAACTAGAGTCGCTATACTCTTCATATTGTCCACCTTGTTGAGAGATATTTCCATCAGCAGTAATTTTTACTTTATTACCTGCTTGGTTTTGAATTGCTGTAATTCTTACATATTCGTCAGCTTGTTCTGCTTGTAAGAATTTACCTACAAGGATTGGGTTTGGAAAGTTTGCTAAAACTGTATCATCAAATCCATTATCACCTGACATGATTATTGTATTTCCATCAACTTGACATGTAATATTAAGTGCAGAGAATGAATTGCCAGCTGCAGCATTTAATGGAGTTACAACTTGTTCAACTCTATGAGAAAGTACTTCATAGTCTTGGTATACGTTAAATCCATTACCTACTAGGTCGATTTGTGGAAGTGCATCTTCTTGGATAGCACAGAATAAACCTGTTCTTCTTGCTTCCATGTTGATTAAAGTTTCAATGTATAATAATCTACCTTCATTATCCATAAATTCTGGAATTAATGAACCAGAGTATTGTGCTAATAATGTCACTTCTCTTAATCCAGTGAATTTAGCTAATTGATCTTTTTCTAAACCTTTAGAAGTAAAGAACTCTCCATAAAGTGGATCGTTATTTAATGCTTGTGCATCAAATTTACCTTTAAATACAAATACATCTACCATGTAGTCTGATACGTATTCATCAGCTTCGATTCCTTCTGGAATGTTTGTTTCACCATACCATTCTCTTGCAGTAACTTCAAAACCTCTAGTATCTCCTGCTTGTCTTACAATAACTGAGATAGGATCTTGTTTGATATTTACAAATGAAATAGCGTGGTTTGTGTCTTGATCCGCAGCAGCTAATAATTTTTCATCCGAAGGATTCCAAAACTTGTCTGTATCAAATACATCACTGTATTTCTTTAATAACTGATTTGAACCATTTACTGGTACTGATGATAAACCTTCTTGTGAAGAGTTAGTAGCTGGTGAAAAAATTGCTACTTTATCATTATCATCTGCAGTTGTCATGTTAAGAGCCAAAATTGGACCTCTAGATAAACATTCTAATGCTGATCTGTGGAAAAACATATTTTTCTTTTCTAACGACTTGTCAACACCTCCAAATACTTGGATAAATTGCTCTACATCTTCTATTAGAACTGGAGTGTTGTAAGGACCTTTTTTAGATCTACCTACAACTAGTCTAATAGTTTCCGCAGGGATGTTTACGGTTTGTGACTTGTCAAACTCTAGACGGTATACGCCTGAGCTTTTGAACTGTAATAATTGAGGACTTAATGCCATAGTTGTTCGTTTTTATTTTTTAATTCTTTTATTATATATCCCTATGCTTTCGTAAATTTATTTCAATAGGTCATAAATATCATATTGTAAATCTCCGGCCTGGTCATTATCTTTAAATAGTATCTTTTCCATCTCATCATGAAGGTCTGGATCTATAAAATCCAGAAGCTCTTCTACAAAATCTGCATAGTCTGTTGTGTTAAAAAATTCGGTAGCAGTAATACATGTCATAATCACATCGTCGTGTCCCATTTGAGCACCATAACTTCCATTAGGTAATGTTCCAAATAGAGACGCCTCTGTTACTGTTACTTCATCAGTTAAATCTAATCTATTTATCTTATATAATTTAGCAAAGTTCTGACAAAAGATAGCTTTATTGTCAGATTTTAGTTTGATTCCTGGTTTAATAGTCCTTGCATCATGTCGATGTTTAAATTTAACTACCATTTCATCATCGAAATCATTTCTTTGTGGAAAAATACTTCTTAGGTATTGGAATAGTACTGTACCATAAGTATTATACTCCACAATCATCTTTACGTTCTCAGAGTAGAATATATCGACCGCTAATGTATAAAGTACCTTTGCAAAATCTTCAATTACATGTTCGTTTGATCTAAATCTAGCTACTTGTGTAAATTTAAAGAAATCATACATCGCACCAGCATTCAGTACATTTTGGATTTCATCTTTATTCATGGCATCTACCTTAAAGATATTAATTACCGATGAGTCACCACCATTACCTTCTGCAATATCTACTGAGAATACCCAAAAGTTTTCTGCATCTTTACATGTATCAATATCAAAGTCTGGATCCCATTCTAAGAAACCTTTCGTATCAATAGAAATATAGTCGAATTGATCGAAGTCATGATAGACATAAGGCT